CTTTTCACGTTCTAAATCAGATAGTGAGTATTCACGCTCTTGGTCATCTAGCTGTTCTCCAGTTGATGAATTCCAAATCTTTTGAACCATAGCTACATAATCTCTTTCTACCTTTGGTTCTGCCTTTGTTGTAACATTACCATCAGAATCTTTCACTTCTTCAACTGCTTCTTTAATTGTTTGTTTTTTCTTGGCAAAATCTGCTGTTTTACCTTTCTTTGTTTTGTATTCTGACCAGTTCATCCTGATTCTCCTATTTAAGTTTATTTTCTAATTCTGTTACTTTTGCAGATAATTCTTGGATTGCTTTAATAAGTGGCATTACAAATTTTCCGTATGCCAATCTTTGTTTCGTATTGATTCCTTCTTCCCATCCACTAAATCCAACATCCATTTCGTCCATCACTTCTTTTACTTCTTGAGCAATTAAACCATCCCAAGTTTTACCATTTGATTTTTTAGATGGATTTTCAATGCCAAATTCTTTTGCGTATTCAGATGGAGCTTTAGTTTGATAAGTAATAGGTCTAAGTTTATTAATAAAGTCTAATCCTATTTTTGTATCTTTAATGTTTTTCTTTGTTCTTACATCAGATGTAACAGTTATATCTCCACCGTCTAAATCATAAGTCATAGAATTAGTATTATTACCAATTTCTACAACATTATCACTTGCTGTATTTAAACTAAGTCCACTTCCAATAATAATACATCCATCCCTATCATTTGCATCAACATCTGCATCATAGCCTATAATAACATTACTTGAACCAGTTGTAAGTAAATTACCAGCTTGATAACCAATAGCTGTATTATTACCTCCTGACCCGATTGCATAAAGTGCTTTATATCCAATACCTGTGTTATTAGAAGCACTAGCATTTGTTCCAAAACCAGCTAATCCACCAACCATTGTATTATATTGTCCAGTTTCATTATAATAACCTGTTGCATGACCAACTCCAACATTATAAACAGCTAAATTATTAGAAGCACCAACTTGAGTAAATAAAGACGCTGACCCAATAGCTATAGACCTATCTCCTACTGTTTCTGACCCTAAAGCATTAGGACCGATTGCTACATTAGTTGACCCTATTGTTATATCATCAGCAGCATTAGCACCAACAACAGTATTACTATCACCAGTAGTTATTGCTCCCAAAGCTTGAGAACCTACAGCAGTATTATTTGAATTACTTTGATTACTATCTCCTTGCCCAGAATGATAACCAAGCATAGTATTACCTGTACCAGTTACATTATAATATCCAGCATTTTTACCCATTAAAGTATTTTTAGATTCAGTATTTGTTCCACTTAAATTTTGAAAAATACCAGCATTATGCCCTACGGCTGTAGTGCCATTTCCTTCATCATCAGTATATAAAGTTTGTCTCCCTATTGCTATATTATATTGCCCAATAGTACAAGCATTTAACGCCTCAGCACCTATACTAACATTGTTATGCCCAGTAGTTACATTTTGTAAAGCATAGTAACCAACAGCTGCATTAGCATATCCAGTTGTAATATCTGTTAATGCATTATATCCAATTCCTACATTAGCATCACTAGCATCAGTTTGAGTACCAGTTCCTCCAGATAATTCCCCAATATAAACATTATAATCTCCAGCTCCATCTGAATCACCAGCATTTTTTCCAAATATGGTATTAGAAACACCAGAATCATTATTACTTAATGAAACTCTTGAATTAATATCAAGTTTCATCATTCTAGTCCAAGTAATTGTTGCGTCAGCAGAGCCACTTGCTACACTTTTAAATTCATGATTTCCCCCACCTTGACGATATTGACTCGCTTCATCTGTGCTTATATGTTTTTGGTTTCCATCAGCCGCCCAGTAAAAATTATGACCAAAATCCATTTCTCCAGATGCTCCTTGAGTTTTGGTACTAAGTAAGTAAGCATTTCCTCCTACTTGTAACGCAGATGCGTTAGTATTAGTAGCTTCTGGAGTAACTCCAATTCCTAAGTGACCATTAGCGGTGTCCATTATAAACTGAACTCCTTCTCCTATAGATAATGTCCTAGCATCTGGATCACCAGTAAATGTCCAAGTTCTTCCTGTTCCACTATCGTTTTCTGCTCTCATTTTAAATTCAATATTTGAACCATGTGTTAGTTCTTGAATTTTTAATTTACAATCTGGAGCATCATCACCGATTCCTACATTCCCCCCTGCTCTAATCCTCATCTGTTCTGATTCACTTGCATTTCCATCAGTAGTATAAAATAATAAATCTGCACCATTTTCTGATGCTGACCAAGTATTATCTGTAAGAGCTTCTATTCTTGCTCCAACTGTTATTGTATTAGAAGTATCTTCCGCTCCAGCAAATTCAATAACTCCAAGCCTATGACCAGATGCCATAACAGCACCATCATCAGATTGAAGTCTTAGTATACCCCCTTGACTTGAGCTACTTGTAGTTGGATTATCAATACAAATTGTTGTAGTTGATAATTGCATAGCGAATGTTGTACCATTATCTCCATCTTTTACTGGTACTAAAGTTGTTCCATTTCCCCCACCATCTGTATCTACATGTAATAATTGCTCATAAGATGATGCTATTGATTGTGATCCTAATGCTGACATAATATTCTCCTTTCCATGAGAGTTTTTCCTAGTCTATCTTCTAGGGGTTATCAAATTCTAAATATGTTCTTCCTTCTGCGTTCCAAGCCTGTAATTGATCTGCCCAATTTGGAGTATCTCCTGCGAAATCTCCCACTAGTCCAGCTAAACTTGATTGAGTTGAGCCTGTTGCAGTTGCAAAAGCTAATTTTAAAGCAGAATTAACAGATAGATTAGATGTCCCAGCAGTAGCATTTGCCCATGCTCTTAACATAGAACTTATAGAGCCAGTATGTCCAGCCGCTTCAAGTCCTAGCCTTAAACATGTGTTAAATGATTTTCCAGTTGCATCTGTTCCAGCTAAGTCTGCAAAATATTCTTTTAATATTGTATTATTACTTAATGCCATATTTTATTTGATTAGAGGTCTAAATAAATAGACCCCTAATCAGTTTATTTAGTTGATCAAGTAACCTTATGTTGCATTTCAACACCATAAGTATCAGCTAACTCTACAGAGCCACAAAAAATCGACCCTACATAATCAGTTTTTAATCTTACAGCATCTCTTTCAACTTCAACTCTCATTAATTCTCCTGCATAACCAAAACCAAGAGCCATTTTTGAGAAACATGCACCTATTGCATTGTTTGAAGAGATTGAAATCTCTGGTGTTGTATAAACATCAACTCCAGCTAATGTACCTAAGAATCCAGTTTTAAGCATGTCATCTTGTGAACTTGGAGAGCCACCAAATTGATTAGATGTAACTAAATCATTTGATAGTCCGTAAGTCCCATATACTGCTCTAGGATTGTGTACGAAAGCGTATGGTCCGGGTGCTGATTCTGCTTGAAGTGTTCCCAAAGCCGCAAATATATCATCTACAGAAATTCCATTAGATGTATCATTTGAAGTATTTGAAAAGTTATCAAAATTTGCTACAATCAAACTATCTACTTTAGCCGCTATAGCATTTCCTACTAACTTACCACTAACACCAGTAATATCATTAGCGTTTGATAGTACAGCTTCATCATGAATAGGTACTCTGATTGAATACATATCTAGAGTGATTGTTTTCTTTACAGAATCTAATTCAGTAGCAGATATTGCTGTTGAATCATGCTCTGAGTGAGCCGCCACATCTGCACTTGTAACTGTTGCACTTCCTAAATTGTAAACTGGGAATGTAATTGTGTCTGCTTTATCTCTTGATTCAGTCATCACCAAAGGCATACAAACATTAGCCTTGCTGAAATGAACCATAGCATCTGATAGGACTTCTACCAGCGACCCAGCAAAATCCCCTGTATCTCCTGTTGCCATTTCTTATTTCCTTCTAAAGATTTTATCCCATTGTTCTTGGCTTATATGGCTAAATGATGATCTAATAGTGTTTGGTGTCTTATCTTTACCTACTGATAAAGAAAAACCATCCTCTAAATTAACATCCTTACCATCTAGTTGATAAATCATCTCTCCATCTTTGGTATGCTGAGTAGTTACTCTGCCAGAAGTAGGGTCTACAAACCCATCTAAGCTAGTTGCTTTTTTAGGCTTGGTTCTGCCTAAAGGCATTTTTAACCTTGTTGTAGATTGATTCATCAATGTTGCCTTTTTGATAGTCTCTAGCCGCATCTAAGAGGCTTCTATAGCCTTGTGTTGATGTAGCTGGAGAAGAACTATCCACAGATGGAACATTGTTATTATTATTAATTATTTTTGCATGAACTACTTTTAATTGTTGGTAATTCATACCTTTAAAAGCCTCCCTATCTTCTTCTGGGAAGTCTGTAAGCATTTTATCAATTTCAGTATTTTCAAAAGAGACATAATTTTCATATTTAGGCATAATATCATCTAGTTTTGTCTTAGCCTCTTGATATAATTTTTTATATTCTTCTTTTTTCTCAAGCTCTTCTAGTCTTTGATTCTCAAATTTCTTTTCAAGCTCTACTGCTCTTGATTCAGCTTTAGCAATTCTTTCTTTCTTCTGCATGATTTCACGCAATAACTCAGATTCTCGATTGCTTAAAGATTCTGAACTATCTTGGTTTTCAGTTCCCAACTCTTGCTCTTTCTCTTGAGCTACTTCTGTTTCAGACATAAAGTCTCCTATTATTTAATCTAATATAATACATTTATAAACTTTTATAAAATAATCATCTATAAAGAAATGATCTTTTTCTTTTTTCTTTAATTTCTTGCTCTGCTTTTTTAAAAAAATCTTTTGTATTTTTTTTAAGATTCTTAAAGTCTTTTCCAGACTCAACATCTCCTCCAATACTAAGCTGTTCTTTTCTTGTAAGTTTATCCCACACTCTTGTGTGCATTACAGCATTTAATCTTCTAGATAACTCTGGTTTTGCACCTATCATTTTTTAATCTCCATAAATCCACTCCATTTTTTCCCTAGACCCTTTTACTTTCCCTGCTTTATCAACACAAATCATTTTTGATCTATTTAACACAACTGAATACCCAAGCTCTTCCCCATAAACACCATCAAGACTTTTATTTACATGAATTAAATCAATCTTTTTATGGACTGCATAAGAGCCAACATCTTGTAAGTGATTATACTTACCTCCATATTTAGGATTTAAATACTCTCCCATTCTAAAAAACTCTCCACTGCTCAAGCCTTTATCTTTAACAATATTTCCAACTAAAGAATTTCTTTCAGCTTTTAACATAGCTTCAACATCTGTAAAATTTGCAGTTTTTGATCCATTTTGCATGGTAAATTTAACTATCCAACCATTAGGATTTCCTAATTGTTCTGGCGTTCCTCTAGCGTATCCATTAGCTGTGGCAATAGATTCTCCTCCTTTTGTTCTAGGATTTGCACAGTAAATCCCATCCCCATAATAACCTTTTCCGCTATATGTATCTTTGCTTTTAAAATAAGATTCAGCAGATTTTTTATCAACATTAATACCCCTGTAATATACATCCCCATTACCCTCTGTTCTTAGTATTTTATTAAATTCTTTATTAGTTACTGATTTAGGTTTTTCCCACATCCCTTCATCTTTTAAATATTGTTTAAGTAAAAAATTTTGTCTACCTATATCACTCCCCCCTGTAATAGCTTCATTAATACTCCATATCATATTATCATACATGTCCTCTAGTGTATCACTTGCGAAATCTGGATCAGTATATATTTTATAATATGCTTTTTTTGCTAACTCTGGATTTTTTTGATAATTATCTAAAAAAGTTTTAGAATGTTTTAGTCTTTCAGCTTGATTTGCTTTTGTTACATCATAAGGAGAATCAGCTATACTTTTATTATATGCTATATCATCTAATCTTGCTGTTTTAATTGCATCATCTAAAGATTTATTTCTTGCTCTAGTATTTTTTTCTAATTGAGTGAGCTTCTTTTTCTTTACTTGTTTAGGTTTAGGAGTTGGTTTCTTAACTGGAACTGCTTTTTTAACTGGAATTGGCTTCTTCTTTTTTCTTAATAGTGGTTTATCTAATCCTTTAGCTGTATAATTAGCTGGAATTAATTGACATCTACAATTATATCTGCATATACTAAAACCAGATTGAGGTAATCCAACTGTTTGCCAGAACTCCAGAGAGTCTACTTGTCCCTGTCTAGGTTCACAATCTGCACAAACTTTAGTATCCCCCACACTCTGCCATCTAAATTGTTTAATCCCTGCTTTTGTAAAAGTTGCTCTGGATGAGTTTCCAGCGGATATACCTACTCCAGTCTTAACAGTATTCTTTATTTGGTTTCTATAATTTCCAAATATTCTTCCCCCAGTTTTAAGATCATTTAATAAAACATTCTTAATAGCTCCATTGTCCATGCCAGATGCTTTCATAGTAGAAACTAACTCTTGCAGAGTCATAGTAGTTTCCCCAGCAATAGTGGACAACTGCTCTGCTATAGTGATAGTCATGTTAGGCATTTCTAATTAACTTTTCTATCCTTAATTCTACTGCTTTTAAACATTGTTTCTCTGCCTTCTTAGTAATACCAAACCATTCTCTTTTAGGTAATCTTCCTGCTCCTGTTTGATGATATAATCCTATTTGAGCATTAGTAACACCATCTCTTTTTTGTTTCTTGCCCGGATGGATGTTTACAAATGGCTTTGCTTTAGTTGCTCTTGATCTTACTAAGTGCCTCATCTTATCTTTATCTACTAACACTTGATCACTTCCTTTCCTAGCAACAGTTGCTGGTTTAAGTTGTTTCATCCCCCTGCCATTTGCATCAGTACCTACATTTAGTCTTTTAAAGTGATCTTTTACTATTATATCGCCAGAAAAGTTTAATTCCTTACTTAGGTCTAGCTTAATCTTTTTAAGATCAAAATTCTTATCTATTTGAATACCTTGTTTCATAATTGCTTAATTACTTTACTAGCAAATTTCTTACCCTCTTTAGATGCTGTCTCTATTTCATCTATATGTTCTTTTAAAAAAGCATCTCCTAATGCTAATAAATATCCTTCTGGGTCTAACAATAATTGATCTATATCTATAACATTTAGAATATTATCAGCATTTCTATCTACTTCTTCATCTAATACCTCTAATTTATCTAGGTAATTACTGATCAACTTTGCCAAGTTTTCTTAATCCTTCAAATGCTGGAGCTTGTGGGGTTTCTGGTTCAGTAGGTTCTGGTTTTTCTTCTTCTACTTCTTTTATCTTTTTATCTAGCTCTTCATCTGTTATATCTGGGTTAAAATGCCTCATTAAATCTTTCTTTGTAATTAAATCATTCTCCATCATAAACAATAGTTTATCTTTCTCTGCTGACCAATCATCTGGAAAACTTGCTTCTGCGAAGTCTACAGCATAGGACTCATCAAAAGATTTTCCAGTATGAGTTTCTATTATCTTTCTATCAACATTATATCTCATCTCTTCAAACTCTTGGAACAATGGTATATCTGATTCCCTACTTTCTATGTTCTCTATACTTAGGATTTTTAAGGCTTGTCCACTAGGTATCTGCCCTTGTTCTCCCCATCTAACAGATAGAGCATGATTTTGTCCAGTAACATTTAATAACTGTTTAATACTTTCTATCATACTTGGTATGTTTGAGGGCGGAGATACAAATTGCATGGAGCTTCCTTCTGGAAGAGAAATTAATCTATCTACTCCCCATTTTAAATCTGGTACTGCTTGATCTATTCCAGTAATAACTGGAGAACCCATTTGATAACGAGTAGCTAACATTACTTCTGTAAAAGCTATTGAGGCATGTAGACTAGCAAACACAACATCATAAGCATGATATGGATAAGATGCCCTACTAATAGGATTGATTCCATAAGGATTGATCATTTCAATATTATCTCCTATAGGGTACATCCTACCTTCTAAATCAAATTTAAAGTGCATCCCCTGTTCTCCATCCCTATCTTCTGACCAGAAAACAAATTGCCTATCCCCATTCTCTTTTTTCTCTATCTCATAAGAGTAGCCATGAGGCTCACTTTCTCCTATGTGATAATATTCTTTAACAAATGGCAATAGATGATACTCTATCTGTTGTTTCCTTTCATTCCAAGTAGACTTCATGTGCATATTACCCAGTAACCAACATAGCTCTGAAAAAGCTCTGGATTGTGAATTGAGATGATAGGTGTAATTTAAATATTCTTCTGCTAGTTCCCCTCCTACATATCTATCAGCGGGTTTTTTATATAACATCATTCTAGCTTTAGCAAATCTAGGAACTAATCTAAGAGGTAATACTGGAATCTGGCTTAATGATACTCCAGAAAAGTATTCCTCTATGTGGGTTTCCATATTCTGATTATAATAAAAGTCTAATGCTGTTTCTCTTTTGGCATACTCTTCATTTAATAAAGTATCTTCTGCATTCTTAACACTATATAATACTGCTTTTCTTCCCAGATTTGGGATTGTTATTTTATCATGATATTCCATTTTACCATTCCATACTTAGAGGTTGTCTATTAACTATAGGATGTTTATAAGCTATATAATAACTACTTGCATCCAGCATGTGAGTGAGCTTTATATCACTCTTATCTATCTTCCCATCCCTTGTGCGTTGGACTTGCTCTAAGTCTTTTATCAAAAATCTACATTTAGGGTCTATTGTCATCCTAATTTTGCCATTAGTATCTTTCAACATTCTATTTAATGCGTTTAATCTATCAATTACAGGAGGATTAGCCTTCTTAGATATTACATTATACCCATGATCTCTTAAAATTTGATGATCTGATCTATTACTGGTTGTACTTCTGGCTGATCCTGCACTATCTGGATAAACTGGAATATTAGGAGCTATCTTCTTCATGGCTAAAGCCATTTCATTGGTATTTGAGTTAGTTAATCTGATCTCATCTAGGTAATGAATAGACCCATCAGAATACTCTACTATAAGAACTGCACTCATATAATCAACATTGAAATCCAATCCCCATGCTAATCTATCTGTAATCTGCTGTGCCTTTTTAATGTGGACACTTCTATCAAAGTTATAAGCCGCTCTATTTCCAGTTGTTTCAAATGATCCTAAGAACTCTGTTTTAAATGCCCTTTCATCCATCATTGATTTAGCTTTTTCTATCTCTTCCTTAGATACATAACCTCCATCTACTGTGGTATAATGCCATGATTCCCAATCTGGATTGCCCCCTTGCCCTAGCATGTAGACATCATATAAGTGATCATAACCATTAGGAGTGCCTATAAATAAAGCCTCTCCATCTGTAGTGGTAAGCATAGGATAGATGATTTCATCCCAGACATGGGGCTTTATATATGAATACTCTTCCAGAACAACCATATCTAACCCTGCCCCTCTTAGATTGTTCTCTTGTTCTGCCCCTTTAATAGCTATCTCTGAATTATTAGGCAGTTTAATTAATAGCTCGCTCTCATTGATCTGGCAATCTTGATTTCTAAATATAGACCTCATGAGCTTCCAAGTTGTTGTCTTTCCTTGTCTATAAGTAGGGGTAATCACCCATCTTCTCTCATCAGATTGAATAGGTTTAGTGAGTAGCCAGATTAAACTTAAATGAGACTTACCAAATCTTCTTCCCGCTACAAGAACTTTTCTTTTAGCAGTAGAATCAATAATTTCTTTTCTTTTTTTATCTATATTCCAGCTAATCAATGGACATTATCTGAATAGGTTCTGATTTATGGGTAACTTCTTTAAACTCTCTACTCTTACCCTCTAAACGCTCTACAATAAATTGTATTGCCCTCATATCTCCCCTTTCAGCTAATTGAAATAGCTTACTAACAACTTTAGCTCTTCTCTCCACATCATTTATTTTAGTATAACTGTAATCTTTTATAAGATCACTATATGCACTTCTCCTCCCATTAGGGTTTCCAGACTCGCCCTTTTTCCATCTCTTTCCTAATGTATTGCCTTTAGCAAACTCTCCATTTGGTCGTCTGTTCTTGGTTTGTTTAGTTTTACTCATACTCTACTAAAGCCATGACATAGGCTGTGTTAATTTTATCTATTAATTCTTTTACTTTTGGAGTGTCAATTTCATATACATCAAACTCTAACCTATAACAGTTCTGAGTTTTTAAATTCTTAATCCCAACTAATTCACTAGTTAGAACCACCCCTTCTTCTTTTTTTGGAGGCAACTTTCCTTACCCTTTTTTTTATTTTATACTTTTTAGGCATATAAAACTAATATAATTATACTTTGTAAGTTAATTTAACTCCATGCTCTTTTACAATACCTCTTAAGATACAATCTCTAAGAAATACAGCCTCTGATTCTGTTTTTAAATCCAGCTTACTTCTTAGCTTAACTAATTCCATGTAATCTTTATTAGTAGGGGCTAGTTCCCCATCAAAAAATCTCATGTGAAATACAATCTTATCTGCTGTGTCTATATATTTTCTGCCATCTATAATAACATTAAATAAAACCTTACTATCATCTATATCCCAATAATAAAGACTGCTCAAGGCAAATATTGCATCTTCTGATCTTGCCCAAATATAAACCTTAACTCTCTCTTCTTTGCCTTTTATTCTAAGGCTACACTCTTCTCTGAAATACAAGCTCCCTTCTCCCTCTAGTCTATCTAAGTTTAATAAAGTTTTATCATCTATCTTATAGACCTCTCCATAAACAGAATATCCCCTTTTTTTAATTACTGCTGGAAATCCATACCCAGTATCTATTAAAGTTAAATCTGGAAAATCAAGATGCTTAACAAACTCAGAATCTTTTAGATAGTGATGGTTATGCCCACCCATCTTTAAAGTACCATAAACAAATACAAACATTATTCACTCTCCTTATTAATTTTTTTATTATCACAATTTCTACAAACTAATACCCAATTCATCCATCTACCTTCAAAACTTATAGACCAATGACAATATAGAACGGTGTAATTATGATTACATTTATCACATTTATGTTTAGACTTCATCTTATCTTCCTTATAGTTGATCCATCATTAGCTAAATACTTTTTAAATAATTCTCTCTGTTTATCCTTCCAAGAATATCTAGGAATAAAATTAGATACTGTTTTTTGATATATTCCTAAGTCCTTATTATAGTAAGATGATTTCTTTTTAATTGGTTGTGTAATAGTGATAGTTTTAGTTCTTCTAGATAATGTTCTAGTGTTAATTCTCATCATGGTGTTCGCTTTAATGCTTATAGGCTCATATATGCCCCAATTCCCTGCATTTATTATAACATTGGTACTTCCATAAGCTAAGACATCTAACTCTGGAATATAAACCATTTCTAGTGGATTATTAGCTTTAACAATATATACATAATCTGGGAACTCTAAATCTGCCCAAACAATAGCAACTCTACCCCTAACTAATGGTAATCTATTTTCTGAGAAATCTTTTGCAGACTGTGATGTTTCATATAATCTAAAAATAGCCTCAGAATCCACTTGAGCATATCTATCCATCTCAAACTTACTAAAAAGCTCTTTATGGTTATGTATAGAGCCATTATGAGTGCCTATAGTATTGCCTGCCCTTATTGGATGATTGTTTTTGTTTACACTAGGAGAGCCTAACGTAGCATATCTAGTATGACCCATTAAACAAGTGATGTTTTTTGTAATAGAATCAATATTATTATCTACTTGATCATCTTCTAGGAATTTATAAGCATCTTGGTTCTTTTTACATAATAAATAATCTCCATATTTATCTATCATGGCAAAACCCGTTGCATGTCCACCTCTAGTATCTGCCTCTATAAGCATTTCTTTAAAAGAGCCAGATATTTTTTCTAGCTCTTTTTTTGTTCTATCTTTTTGTTTTAAAATAATTCCTGCTAATCCACACATTTTAATTACTCCCTACATTATTGACTATTTCTGAATAATATTTTGATGTTGCTCTTCTTAACTCTTTTCCTTGAGTATTCATAGCTTTAAATCTTTTTAAGATTTCTTTATTAGCAAATGCTGTTTCTTCACATTGTTGATCTTGCCCTATGAAACCAATAGCTCTTCTGAAATGAAACAAACCATGCTCATTAGATTGAACAGTAGTGAATTTAACTGTTTTTGAATCTCTTGCTGAATTCACGATTGCTTGAGTTAAAACAATCCATGCCCATAATTTATTAAAATTTAAAGTTCCTTGATGATAACGAAACTCTACAGAACCCCTAGTCCAAATATTTCTAAGATTCAAACCACAGTATCTAGTGTTCTGAGTTTTTGTTAATCTATGAATAGAAGTACCACTCCAAGTGGTTGCATCAGGTCTTCTATATTTATGATCTACTTCTGATTTAAGATTTTTTAAAACTCTTTTAGCTATCCATTTTGCTGTCATCTCCCAACCCCTTCCACCAGAAAAAATTGCTCTTGCTGGAACTGTCCACCAACCACTTCCAACTTTCAACAATCTTGATGGAGAAATCAATCTATAGATAATATTTTCATATTTTAAAACAGTTTTAATAAGTCTGTTAAGAAATGATGTTTCATATTCTTTACTTATCATCATTTCAGCAGTAACATCATGATGAACATGAGTTCCACAAGTTATATTAACAGTACAACCAAACTCATTCATAACTTTTAAAACAGTTTTTAACTGTTTCTTACCATTTTGACCATATAACTTAGGAGATACCATCTCATTTTTACCTATTTGGCGACTATTTGTAGCTCTTACAGTACAATCTGGAACTATCTTCCAATAAGTAACAGTTTCATGATTATATCCCTCTACAAAAACTTTGACCCCTTTCTCTCTTAAAGTTCTTGCTATTGACTCTTTAGATACGTTTGATGGTCTTGAAAACTCTAGCTCTACTCCGAATGCTTTGTCGTTTTGAAATTTACCTTTTGTCATGTCTTGCTCCAATATTTAATATTTAATAACTATTCACATAACAATACTACTGATCCCAGCGGATAGATGCAAGAACTTTCTTTAACTCTTTAATTTTTTTTTAAAAGGGTTTAGCTTGTAATCATAATTTTATTAATTTCATTTTATAATTATTAATTCTATCTGGTATTTTTAAGTTCTTTTTCATAATTAATTTATTATTTTTAAATGGATTATAATTTACCTCATGTTGCCATCTACCAAATTTTCTTTTTATAGTTACTATGTCTGGATGTTGTTTTTGTAGTGATTGAGCCATTTTTAATCTACCATCCTCTATTTCATATAAATCCTCAGTATTTCCACCGCTCATAGTCATAGTAGTTGTTTTATCTCCCATAAAAATATTAAATAAAATAGTACAATAGCCATCTTTTAAAATTCTAATAGATAAATCTGTATCTTCATTATATTTACCTCTCCATCTATACTTAACATCATTAGACAGTAGAATCATTGAGTAAACTCTAGTATTTAAGGTAAATGGAGGTCTTCTAGAACTATAAGGATTAACAAAAGCCATATAATTTAATCCTGCCATTGGAACATTTTCATATCTATCTACAAAGTCCTCTGTACATCTTAGGAATGATCCAGTACCTAGAGCTAATCTTTTATTATTATTAAGTCTGTAAAAAGTGTTTATATTGTCATCAAATATCCAATGTTTTTTTACTCCTAGTTTTATGCTATGCTCCCAGACCCAATTTCTAGCAGGAATACTTCCTTGACCTAAATTGCTAAATGGTAAGACTAATATTTTATCTGGATTAATTGTTGTACAATAATTTTCATATTCTTGAGGCTCTACAACAATTTTATATGAAACTTTGATTTTATCAAAATTCCTAGCTGTTTTTGGGTTGTCCCATCTTCCTTTAGATATTATATAAATCGGATATTTAGGACTCATCTTCATCCTCATTTACATATAAATACTCTTTAGGGCTAAAATCTTTTTTAGGATAATTAATATATTGAGTTTTTTCTGTTATTGTTTGATCAATTAGTTTAGCAAATTTTTCCTTAGCCTCTTTTGTTAATAAATGTAGTTTAACTGTTAAATATGGTTTTACATCTTCATTTTTAAACTCTGGCATATTTTTCCAATGTTTATTCCAATGGTTAAAATCATCCATATTTTCAAATAATGATTCTTGCTCTTTTTTACTCATATCCGCTCCTAGATCAAATTTTTACAAAGTTTTCAGTAATTATTCTGGTTTTCCCAAACAATTTATAATTTTTAATAAATTTTTCCGCTGTAACTCACAAAAACATATTCCCTATCAGACAGACCTTAAAAACACATAAATTATTAATAATATTTAACTTATCTAAC